TTCTGTAGACATTGTTTGAAAATCGTGTGAAAAAACGCCTTTGCGTTTGCTCCAAAACGCTTTGACGTTTGGAGGAAAACGTAAGGGCGTTTTACTTCAAACGCAAAGGCGTTTTAGTTGAAATGTACTTGCGTTTGGTTTGAAACGCAATAAGGGCATCAGAACGAATTGTGTAAGATAGAACGGCGGCAAAAATGTTGTTGTGATTTGTTTATCAGCAAGTTAAATGAAAACGGGCTTTCATGTGAACGCAAAACGAAATGTGACATTGTTTTACAAACGCTTTACATCTAAACGGCCTAAACACGGGCTTTAAATACGTTTTTGTTACATCATCCTATCAATATCACCTAAACGGGGCTGGAATAGGCTGTAAAGGTTTATTTCGGCCTTTTTTATGTCTGTTTAGGTGTTTAGAAATCTGTTTAAGTACCCATTTATACGGGAAAAACAAGCGGTTTCAGAATCTCTTTCTTAAATGTTAAAAAAAGGGTTGGGGATACCTTTGGGGATACCAGTTGGGGATACCATTTTTTTATTTATTTTACACGCAAAATAAAAAGTTGGGGATACCTTTTTAACTGGTTTTAAGTTGTGTATTTGGTAGGAGATTGCTTTTTTCGTGTGCTATTAGTGTGTTTTAGTCTATATTTTGATATAGATAGTATTATATATTTTCGCATTGATTATGCTGTAAAATTAATGTAAGTTTCTGATTTATAGTGTTTATTTGGATGATAATGCGTATTTTTACGGTGAAAACGTGTGTGTACGTGTGGAAATGATGCAGAATAGCATAATCAGGATAGTGCGGAAGAGCTCCCGGGTAAGCTGCTTCAAATTCCGGTTCGAATCCGGATTCTGCCCCAATACTTTGTGATTTTGCGTTTTTATAGGTATTAGGTTTAAAGTGAACGCTCCCGGTGAAAGTCCGGGAGCTTGATTTATGATTAAAAATTATTTACGGTGGCTTAATATAGTATTGGGCCTAATGAGTTTGTCTATAGAAAGGATATGGTTGTGTGTCAATGGTATGTCTTCTTATATAATCTTGCTCTTTTTATCTGTCTACCGATTTCTATTCTATATGGTTTTAATACTATTTCCATATTTCATCCTATTCTTTCTTGGTGTCTTTTTCAGAGATGTCTGTCAATAATCCTTGAGGTGAAACAGAAGAAGCAAGAAGCTTATAATCTATTTTATTTTCTTCTTTTTCTTCTAAGAGAGCAGATGGATGAATTTCCCCTCCTAATTCAATTAACTTTGTTAAGTCAGATATTGCAACCCTTATTCGTCCGATACGTTCAGGATCTGAATCTTGGCCTTTATAGCATTCTTTTTCTACATCCTCTGCCAGCCTGGCCATTTCAGATTGAATAATCTTTTCATTGGTCTCTTTTATTGTTTTCATTATTTCATTTCCCATAGAGTAACGCTCATACTCTTTAGCCATAAGTTTAATTCCATAATATTTTTTAGCGACATAGAATGCAGCTTTAGCCAGTGCTATTACTAATGCTGCCGCACCACTCGTTACGACAGATATCGTAATCCACGAAGAGCCATAGTCTAATTGTTTGAATTTTACCTGTTGTCCATATTCAGATACTGTTTGTGATAAAGCTTTGTCTATGAGGGAACAAATTTTAGACAATGCTCCTATATCTTGAACTGCAGGTAGTTTTATGTTAATAATATCTTCAGAATCTTCCGTTGGTACATATCGGTTTATCCATTCATACATTATACCAATGGTATATTTCATTTTATCGAGTTCTTTTTTATAATTAGTGTATTGAGTTCCATCCAAGCTAAAACGGTCTCTTAAACTTTCTATTATTTGGGTATATATATCGATTTTTAATAGTGAATGTTCTAAAATACCAGCATCGAACAAAGCTTTTATGGCTTTTTTTGTTTGCAATATATTGTCTAAATAGTAGTAGCTCCCACTGGTTGAAAATTTAGGGTCAAAGTTCTCGTAAGCTATATTAATATATCGTTTTATATCAAGTAGTCTCATATTGTTTTTTATTTGTATAAAATATATTTGTGAAGTCACGTTATAACATTATTTCCATTTCACAGCCTCGTCAAGAAATTGTTTCAGTTGCTTTTTTGTCGACTCCATTCGCACAGAATCTGGGGATGAAATATATATAGAGGTAGCATTACTTCTTGTAATATCTCCATCGTCTCCCACTATATATGTATTGATGAATAAAGAATCCCCGAAATCTGTCGAGCATAAATAAGCATGAATAATCTTTTTACCTATATAGTGTGGAGTAAATTTAGATTTAAGTTCTTTCATTTCTTCATAATAACCTATAGTTTCATCATGAATAAAAGCTGAATCTAATTGTGCTTGGGCTTCTACAAGTTCTTGATACTGTTTAGTGTCTTCAACTTTTGACATAGCACTGTCAGTTACAGAGTATGCAATCGGCTCATAAGTCCAGGTTTCAGGTAAAGAGGATTGAACAAAATTTGATATTGATTTTTCTATTCCTTCTTCAGATGTATTATTACATGAGTAGAAAAATAAAAATGTAATGAAAAGTATATGTGTAAATATTTTCATACAAACCTAAATGCATTAATGTACATAAATTAAAAGAACTTCCTGATACTTCCCAAAACAGCATATACTTTTAGAATCATACTGATGGGGATTTCCTGTTCACAAAACTCCTCGTTTTTATTGGAAGGAATAAGCCGGACATAACCTTCTTTCTGGCTTAGTCTAACTCTTTTTACAGTACGATATTCCTCTGTGACAATCCCGTATATTTCTCCTGCAGGGAGATATTGGATAGGTGTCGTTACTTCGCGTAAAGCGATAATGTCACCATTGCTTATTTCTGGTTCCATAGAATGACCAGTAAGGTTGCACCATACCACTCCTTCCTGATTATAAGGAGGATAATTAATATAGAAGTCAGGATTCCTAGTCTGATCATTTATGATTATGTCAAAACCGCCTATGAAATCCACATTAAAATAGGGTGCTCCTTCATGTAGCTGATTAACGGATGGTAGCTGCTCTTCTTTTTTTTCTGATTCTGAACGGAGCATATTTCCTTCTCCGGTAAGTAACCATGCCGGTGAATATTGGGGATAATTTTCAACCAATATCGAAATCCACTTAGATTGAATATCCGTTCCATTATTGATTGCACGTGATAGAACACCTTTACTCGCCCCAATGCTTCGTTCTAAAGCACCTATTGTTATGCCTTCATTTGATGCTATGTCCTGTATTCTTGATAAAATATTTCCCATAAAGTTGAAAATTATCCCTTTTTTCTTGTTTGGTTGAAAATTATCCCATACATTTGCAAAGTATTCCAATAGGAACACGCCCTAAAGGTACAAAATAAAGACTATAAAACAATATAATTATGGCAGAAACAAGAAAACTCATTAAAGCAAGCGGTGAACTTCAGGAGGAAATAGCCGCAAAACTGAAAGTAACAACCCGTTCTGTTCGTTCGGCTCTGGCATACGATACCAACAGTCCTACAGCAAGACTTATTCGTTCGTATGCTCTTAATCACGGAGCGGAACTCTACGAGCTGAAGAAATTGGAAAACCCGTATTCGGAAGTTATTAACCTTTAAAAACAATCTGTATGAATTTCATAAAGTACTCCTTTAAGAACATTGAATCCCAGCTTGAACATGTGTGTGAACTAATAGACTTAGTGAAAGGTGATAGAGGATTTCGCGAAGCTGTTCAAGATGAAGAGTTTTGTATGCTAATAAAGATGCAGGCGCAACTGTTCGAAGAAATTAAGAAAAGAGAAAAACATCAACCAACTGCATAAGTGATGAATCCTTGCCATTCCGGTTCGCGAGAATAGGGATGGCTCAAAAATTAAAATCATAGAATCATGAAACGAATCAATACTACCACACGCTATTTATTGCTGATACTTGCAGCCGCAATCCTGAATCGGCTGACAGACGGCACAATGAACCTGATTATAACTGTTATTATTATTCTGTCACTTATTCCTGCTGCAATACGGCTGGACAGAGAAGACAAGGAAGCACAGAAAAAGGAATGAACCACACACGGCTTGCAGAGCTTTATCGGTGGCTGCCGTCCGGGTTCAAGCCCCGGAGCCGGACTATAATCTTAACGAATTAATCATGGAAATGTACGGAAACACATTATGTGTCAGCTTTACGGAGCTTGTTCGTGGGGGGATTATTAGTCAACCCACATACAAGAAATACATTCGTGAAGGTCTGCTGAATGTTGTGCAGCGTGGAGGGAACGGACGCGAGGCATTAATTGCCTACCGCTCTATGCCTGATAAGCTCCGTGCAGCATACGATGACACCTTCAAGAATGCATACGAGGAAATGAAACAGCGAGAACAGGAAAAGTACATCAACACACAGATCCGTTTCGATGCCGAGGCGGTACGATTCTTTAAGGAATTTGAGCCGCGCATCGAGCCATCACGCCAGCTTGAATACATTCTGAACGCTCAAGTGCTGAATGAAATGGTTCGCACGGAAATGTCACGAAAGGTGGAACACGCCAAAGGTGGTTTTTCCCGTCGCGCGGAAACATGGAGCAGCGTGCTGATATGCTGTGAACGTCTTCGAGAAATCACAGGACACACCCTGCCGAAGAATCCGGCCCGTCTGCGCGAAAAATTCAACCAGTACAAGCGCGAAGGTTACGGAGTGCTGGTTAGCGGTAATCTGGGTAACAGTGCGGCCCGCCGCATCGGAAAGGCTGAAGGTGCTCTTCTGCTGAAGCTGCGCCGTAGCAAGTTCCCGGTCTACACCGATATGCAGCTCTTTGAGGAATACAACCGCCAGGCGGTGCTTCGCGGTCTTAAGACGATAAAGAGTCCTACCACAATGCACACGTATCTGAACGATCCGGCGGTGATGGTGTGGTGGTATGCTGCTGTGAACGGAGAAAGGGAGTTCAAGAACAAGTATATGCCAACCTTCGACACGGTGATGCCGCAGATGCCGAACTCGCTGTGGTACTCCGATGGTACAAAGATAAATCTTTACTACCGTGCCTACGACGAACGGCAAAAACGATGGGTGGCCCGCACAACGGATGTGTACGAAGTAATGGATGCTTGTACAGAAGTTTTCCTTGGTTACTATATCGGTGATGGAGAAAACTTCTACAACCAGTATATGGCGTACCGCATGGCACTACAGACCTGGAAGTTGAAGCCTTATGAGATAGTAACTGATAACCAGGGAGGTCACAAGAAGCTGGCCGCACAAGGATTCTTCAAGAAGCTCTGTCACTTGCACAAGACCACCATGCCGCACAATGGACAAAGTAAATCTATCGAGTCCGCTTTTGGACGCTTTCAGCAGCAGGTACTTCATAAGCTCTACAACTTCACGGGCCAGAACATTACGGCAAAGAAGCTGTCCAGTCGCGCGAACATTGATATGGTGATGGCCAACATCGACCGTCTGCCAACGCTGGAGGAACTGAAACAGCAGTACGCAGACTGCCGCGAAGAATGGAACTTGATGCAGCATCCTACCAGCCCCACCGGCATGACTCGTCTGGAAATGCAGACAGCCATTGAGAATCCACAGGCACAGGCGCTCGACGATTACGAAGCACACGAAATATTTATGCTTTTCTCTCAGGCTCCGGTGCAATACACTAAGGAAGGTTTCAACTTCCGGATGAACAAGCAAGAATACAGCTACATGGTGTATGGCGACGACGGACTGGTGGATATGAACTTTCACCTGCAGAACGTGGGACGTCAGTTCCTCTACCGCTACGATCCGGAGGATATGACCCGCATCGAACTCTGGGCAGTTACTGACACGGGTGCCAAGTATGCGGCCATCGCCACACCGAAAGTAACTATCCACCGTGCCACCCAGGAACGAACCGAAGAGGAAAACGCTTACCTGTTTGCCCAACTGGATGCCAACCGCCGCACACGTGCGGCCATGCACATTGCACAGGAAGACCTTTTCATGGAGGAAGCGATGGGCGAGGCATACACACAGCTTCGGATACCGCGTCCGGTGGCTGTCAGCGAAAAGCAGCTTGACGGATACCGCGAAGAAATGAAGCGTGGCACACTGGAAGCTCCGGTACCGATGCCCGAAACGGATATTCCGGAAGAGCCTGTACTGACTGACGAACCGCTGACCTTCGCATCAGCCGGTGACTGGACAAAGAAAGTATCGAACACGACGTTCGATGAACTGGACAGTATTGGAAAGTTCTAACTAATTGATTAAACAATACTTAAATACTTATTAAAACAATGAAAGGATTAACCACAGAAATGAAAGAACAGGTGCGCAGCGCACTGATTGCTTATTGTGAAAATTACCCGACCCGCAACCGCGCGGCAGAAAGTCTTCAGAACGTGAGCGCGGCCACGGTGAGCCAGCTGTGTAACGGGAAATACGAACTGATCAGCGACGATATGTTTACCCGTATAGCGGTTCAGATTGGTTTTGCGTTCGATTCCTGGACGCTGCACGAGGGGAAAACTTTCAAGGAAATCACTTATGCGCTGACCGATGCACAGGCATACAAGAATGTGACTTGGGTGGTTGGTGATGCCGGATGCGGAAAGACCACGGCGGCCATAGAGTACCGACGCACGCACCGCAATGTGTTCTACATCCTCTGTTCGGAAGATATGCGCCGGAGCGACTTTGTCCGTGAGATAGCCAAGCAGGTAGGCGCACCTACCGACACGACCAACCTTCGCGATATGCTGGAGAATGCTATCAGCATGATTTCTTTCCTTGGTAACCCGCTGCTGATTTTCGACGAAGGCGACAAGCTGACTGACAGTGTATTCAACTACTTTATCAGCATCTACAACCGCCTGGAAGGACACTCAGGTATCGTATTTCTCAGCACGGACTATATCAAGCGTCGGATGGAAGCAGGACTTCGCTACAACAAGAAGGGTTACAAGGAAATCAACAGCCGCATCGGACGACGTTTCTTCGATGTGTCTCCTACTGATCAGAATGACATCTACGCTATCTGTCAGGCCAACAACCTGACCGACCGTGCCGATATAGAAGAGGTGATTAAGGATGCAAAACGAAGCGACAACGACCTTCGCCGCGTGAAACGATGCATCCACCGCCAGAAGCGGATGATTGAGGCCAGACTAAAGAAAGGAGGAAGCAATGAATAAAGAGGATACCACACCGCCCCCACAGAAAAAGAAGTTCACTTTCGACCGCAATGCGAAAGGGGTTCGTGAACTTCTTTCCATGAAGTTTGACGTGATGGATTTTGAAGGACCCTGGTACGATGCGTTTGGCACACCTGAACGCCGTGGGGTATGGATCATCTGGGGAAACTCCGGAAGCGGAAAGACCAGTTTTGCCCTCCAGCTCTGCAAGTATTTGTGTCGTTTTGGCCGCGTGGCCTACGACAGCATGGAGGAAGGTGCCTGCCGCACCATGCAGGATGCCATCCGGCGCACCGGGATGATGGATGTAAACAAGAAGTTCCTGCTTATCGACAACGAGAATATGGATGAACTCAGCATCCGGCTCCGCCGGCAGAAAAGCCCGGACATTGTGGTTATCGATTCCTTCCAGTACACACGAATGACTTACCGCCAGTACATCGACTTCAAGGAACAGCACAAACGGAAGCTGCTCATCTTCATCAGCCATGCCGAAGGACAGCTACCCAACGGACGCGCCGCCAAAGGAGTGATGTACGATGCCAGTCTGAAAATCTACGTGGAAGGTTTCAGGGCCTTTTCAAAGGGCCGTTTTATCGGGCCAGTCGGTTACTATGACATTGTGCCGGAGAAAGCCCGGCAGTATCACGGAGAAGAATAATCTATAATCATACAATCATGAAAACAACAATGAAAGAACGAACAGTGACCCCGCAACAGATCAAGGCACTGCAAGCCCAGTTTCACAAGATGGGTTTTTCAGACGAAGACCGTCACGGGTTTATCAGTGAGTTTACCGCTGGCCGTACAGACAGCACCGCCGGACTGACCAAGGAAGAAGCCGGACTGCTGCTAACCCGTTTCAATCGAGAGGCATCCGAACAAATCCGAAAAAAGGCACGCGCCCTGGTAAAACAGATATTCTCCCTGTCGTTCCGTATTTCCTGTCTGAACAAGAACTATACGAACGACACGGAAGCAGACTTTGAAATGAACAAAGCGAAGATAAACCAGTTCTGCCGCACACGCAGCAAGTTCCGCAAGAACCTGACGGAAATGTCGCTAGAAGAGCTGAAGGAAGTAAAAAGACAATTTGAGGCTATGGCCAGAAAGGAGGAATGATATGAGAAAGCAATCACAGATAAACCGTGCCATCGAGCACTTGAAGTCTTATAACGACGCTGCGAGCCGGATACAGGTGGAAGTCCTGGAAATGAAGCGTAGCGAATCATGGGTATTCAATCAGTATGTGCGCGACGTTCCGGAGGACGAACGAAACGAAACTCTTTTCTATGCCGCACGCGATGCGGCACAGTTCCTCGCCGGAAAGATTGGTATCAGTGCCATCTGTCCGGACCTGGAAGACGAACCGGAAGAGGAGGAAGAAGAGGAAACAATCACTCTGAGCCTTTCGGAGTACAAAAAGCTCCTTCTTCGCTTGGAAAGAGTGGAAAGGAGGTTGGGCCTGAGAGTGGGCGACGTAGCACCTGCACCAAGAAAGGATATATCCGAAGCACCCGATGAACTGATAGGACAGGCCGATGCGTGCCGCCTGATTGGATGCGCAAAGACGACCATCAAGCAATGGGCCAACAAAGGTTTAATTACCCGCTATCAGAAAGGGTATAACGTCTACTACAGCAGACGCGAGCTGCTCGGAAGCTCTGTTGTGAAAGATTATAAAGACAGTAAATCAAACAAGGAATAGCTATGGAACAGACAATCGAACAAATCCAGAATGAAATCATGAGACGCATGCAGCAGTTTGACTTCTGCGACCGCGTAACGATACTCCGGGAGCTGGAGAACTTCTGCGGACAACAGGCCGACGAAGCAATGAAGATGGATTACGATATGGCTGCAATGGAGGACATGAGGGATGAATAGAAAGAAATACATCGTATGGAGAGTTCTATTTTACTATCCTGACAGACCGAGTAAGAGCATTCGCACATGCTGGCGTACAGACGATGTGATGGGTGTTAAAAGAATAATGCAAGGCCTTAATCCTGAAGGAAAAATACGTTTGTGTTATACAGAATTTAAATAACAATTAAAACTTAATTAAGATGGCAACAAAAAGAACCAAGAAAACAGTAATCAGCGGAGTAAGCCGCGAACAGTACGAACAGGCTTTTGCAGAATTCGCTATGGCCGACGCAAAGGTACAGTCACTCACTGCGAAGATGGATCAGGAAATGACTAAAATCCGTGAGAAGTACGCCGACCAGCTTGCAGAATTGAACGCGACAAAAGATAGTTCCTTCGAAGTGATGCAGACCTATGCAACTGAGAATAAGGACACGCTTTTCAGCAAGAAAAAGAGTCTGGAATCGGCACACGGTATCATCGGTTTCCGAACCGGAAATCCGAAACTGAAAAACCGGAAAGGATTTACCTGGGCAGCCGTGACGAACCTCTGTAAAGAGTTCCTACCACAGTACATCCGTACCACCGAGGAACTGGCAAAGGACAAGCTGCTGGCCGACCGTGACGTTCCGGAAGTTGCGGAACAGTTTGCCAATATCGGAGTAGAGGTGGTGCAGGACGAATCTTTCTATGTAGAACCAAAGAAGGAAAGCGATGCGCAAACGGCCTAAGTACAGTTATCTCCGTCGCGGTCACCTTTGGATTGTGTATCGCAATGAATACACCCAGTCCACATGTGAAGGCACTCCCATCGCGGAGTGCCGCTCACCGGAGGAAGCGAGGGAAATGGTTTATAAACTTAATGGATGGAAAACAAATGGGAAAGTACAGAATTGAAAGAAAATTTGTAAAGAAACCTATTCCGAAATATGCTTTGGAAATATCTGGATATTATCACAAGAGATTTCCAATTAAATCTCTCACGAAAGAGGACGCAAAGGAAGAAATGAACATCATCGAAAGATACTTGAACAATTTTGTGTACATAGTTCGAAATTCAAAAACGATACTGGGTGTAAATAATAAGATAGAACGCACTGATAATCGAATTACGGTGTACACAATCTATAATAAACCTGTTATCACATTTTGGATTGAGGAGGAAAAGGAAGATGAATAAGTTATTCTGTTGTAAATGTGGGAAAGAGATTAATCCGGATGCCGGATATTACAATGCCCCATCTGGGCCTCATTGCATATCCTGTTGGAATGGGAAAGATATAAATGATAGAATAAAAGAGTATGGGAAAGGAATATATGTGATTAAAACTGGAGCTGGAGACTACTTAAAAAAAGGATACCCAAAACTCTCATCGGATTTTTCGTATGAATTATGCTTTGTGAAAGACATTAAGAATGCAAGAAAATTCAGAGGTTTTATTGAGGCTTACAATTTTCAGAAATTATCTCCTTTCCTGGAGAAATGCGAAATCATTAAATTGGAATAGCTATGGCAGAACTCACCTTTAATTCACCCATCCGGCGCGACAAGTGGCCGCGCTGGATGATTAAGCTGCACGAATACCTTACTCGAATATACTATAGTCCTATTCCGGAAGTCGGTTATGACGATTGCGACCGACTCAGACGGATAATATTTGAAAAGATAGTCGCTCTCCGGAAAGGAATGATACTGAATAGGACTTCGATATTCGTGTATATCGTAAAAGGAGACAGCGGATTTGGAGTTGTCATCTGTCGAAACAACAAAGTAGCAATAACTTATTACTTGGAATAATGAACAACAGAACGCAAATTATCCTGTTCACATCCTTTTCAATCATTATTGGTCCGGTCATTGTATTGGGATTTATCTTGAAACTGACAGGAAAGATTCTTGACATTATGGGCTGGCTCTGCTGGATGGAACTGCGAATGGCCCGGAAAGGATGGTATGAACTAATCAAAAAAATCAAAGAATCATGGAACACAAATTAGGAGAAACATTCACATGGAACGGACATACGCTTGAAGTGGCCGAAGTGGAAAATACGGAATTTCCCTGTTCAGGATGTTACTTCTGGGAGCAGAATAAACTACCCTGTATAGGAAAAGTCATCTGCACAGATGATTCGAGACAAGATCATAGAAACGTAATATTTAAAGAACAATTAAAGACAGAATAATTATGATGCACAATTGGTTTACATGCAAAATCCGTTACGAAAAGACAATGGAAAACGGAATGAACAAGAAAGTCACTGAACCCTATCTGGTAGACGCTCTCAGCTTCACCGAAGCGGAGTCACGTATCATCGAAGAAATGACACCTTATATCAGCGGTGAGTTTGAGGTGGCTGGAGTTGCTAAAGCTAATTACAACGAACTGTTCCCAAGCGAAGAGGAGTCTGCCGACCGCTGGTTTAAGTGCAAACTTTGGTTTATCACACTCGACGAAAAGAGCGGAGCAGAAAAGCGTACCGCCTTTAATGTGCTGGTACAGGCTGCCGACCTTCGCGATGCCATCAAGAAGCTGGACGAAGGAATGAAGGAGACTTTGGCTGACTACGTGATAGCCTCCGTACAGGAAACCGCCATCATGGACGTGTACCCATACGAAGCAGACCCTGATGTAAAACCCGAATTTGAAAACGCAGATAAAAGATGAAAACAGAAAAGACCTATATCCATCGCCGGGTATGCCTCTGCCGCCAGTGCGGAGGCACCGGCAAAGTGACATTTTATGCCGAAAAGGATGTCCGATGTGAATATCCGCAACAGAAGGTGTGTCCGCAATGCCAGGGAAGCGGACGAATCTGGCTCAGCGGACAGGTGGTTAAAAACATAGAACCCTATGCAGAACCAGAACCTTAATCTGTTCAAGCCTCGCAGGGTTGCGGCGAAGATTCACTACAGCATGATCAGTCAGTTTATGTTCGTGTGGATTAAGCACAGCCGCCCCTGCGACCTAAAGGTGCAACGCTCACAGCAGAACCCGGAATATCTTGGCATCTGCTTCGATGTAGCTAATAACGACACAATCGACATGATGTGTGATTTAAAGAATAGTTTGAAAATTGAGATCATTGATTTATGAAAAAGAAAGTATATATCTCAGTTCCGATAAGCGGGAAAGACATTATAGAAGTAAAGATTCTTGTAGATATTATGAAGTCACGTCTGGAATTCTATAAATATACTCCGATAACTCCGTTCGACGCATCGCCAGATTCTAACGCATCTTATGCGGAACACATGGGGAGAGACATTCAGGCTCTATTGGAATGCGATGCTGTCTTTTTCTGCCGTGGATGGCAAGACAGCAAAGGCTGTCAGGCAGAATACGAAGTAGCGAAGATTTACGGTAAACAAATGCTTTTTGAATAGGAGGAATGAATATGAGCGAAAAAGAACAGATAATGGATTTCATCGACCAGGTTCTTTCAGATTTCACCAATGAAGGAGCGATGGAAGTTCTGGAAGATGTGAAGAGTGAGATAGACATGAGAATTGAATCATGCGAAGAAGGTACTTATACAGTAAAATGTTAATGATATGGGATATGATTTGATACCAAAAAAAGAAGGAGTAAAAAGCAAAAGTGGAATGATATTTACTTGGCCAGTAATATTGCAGGAGACTGGCGCGGGTTATTTATTTGGATATGGAGAAAATACTTTTGATCCAGGATATTATGTATATAACAATTCTTTAGATAATGGAAGTCCTGTGAGTAACGATGGATTTGAAGTCTCTAAGGAAGACGCAATTATAATGGCAAGACTTTTTAGAGGATATGTGTATGTTAAGCGTACTTTGAGGGAACAATGGCTAGAAAAATCTGAAGATGAAAGAGCTATGATAAAATCATTATTTGGGGATAAAGTTGAGCCACCCGCAGAAATATTCTTGCAAAAAATAGAATCATTAGCTGAATTTTTTGAACAGTCTGATGGTTTTAATATTTTTTAATTATGAATGCGAACGATCAAGAAAAAGTATGTAAATCAGGTTTTGTTATTATTAGGGCTGACGATACAAATAAGCCTGCGATAAAATGCAAAAAAGCAGAACACCCAAGAAGTTGGAAAATTCTTAGAAACGACTTTAAATCAAAGAACCAAAGAGACCAATACATGAAAGATCTTCTTGAATTAGATGATTACATCGAAGACTAATAAAAATCCCCGACACCGCCAAACCGGATGCCGGGGATTTTCATTTTTAATTATTCATTATTCATTGAATTAGGGTTCCCCCAGATAATGACATATCGCTTCATGTTGAAGCGGAGTCAGCGTGCGCTGTCCCTTCACGTAATGTAGTTCTTCCAGCCGCTTTTGTAATTCAGTGTTCAGCAAGATCCATCGTCGTAGCTGTGTAACGGCGCTGCGGGTTGTGGAATTGGGGAAATATCGCAAGGCAAGGTCGGTGAGGTATATCGCATGCATGGCTTTAGATTTTTGTATAAAGGTATGAAAAATATTTGAAAAAATTACCCCGTAGTAGATAAGAAGTTACTACGGGGTAATGAATGATTTACCTTGCAGTAATTTATTGATTACTGCGTAGTAGTTAAGGCATAGGTTCTTCTTCTTGTTTCAGACCTTTTACCTTGTGAAAGGTCAGGTTCGCTTTGTTCAGCTGTCCTTTCAGGCCGATTCCCGGTCGGAACTGCAAGGTGACTTTCCGGATTAGTGAAGGAGAGAAAGTTTCTTCAGTGTCAGAACCGTCGCTTCTCAGTTGTGCCTGGAAACTGCCTAGATTCTCCAGCTTCACAATCTGTCCGGCTGCAATGTGCAGGTTAATGCGCTTCACCAGAGCACGGATTACGTTCAGTACGTCACCGTCTGTCAGCGTGGTTGCGTAGGCGATTTCTTCGGCGAGTTCATTGATACCCACTGAACCGTTGGCTTGAGCCTTGGCGTAATACTTGTATTCTCCACTTTCCCTATCGAGCGGATTAGCCATCTTAGCGATACTGTAATTGATTGCCATAATTTTTTTGTTTTAAAGGTTAATAATAGAGTTATCTTGTCATGACAATGCAAAACTACGTTCGAAAAATGAGGATGCGTTGAGCAAGTCGAAGTACAGTGTAAAAAAATGCATGAATATGCTGTTTTATGTGTGTTTTTTCGTATTTTTGCGGAAAGTCAGCAGGGTAATATGGTCAAGAACAGTCGTCAGAAAATAGTAGGTATGAGCTATGCCTTCCGCGTGCAGGATATTGTGCGCATTTACGATGAGCATGCACGCAGCGGGCTGTCGAACCGGGAAATCCTGCGACGTTACATCTGGCCGAAATACCGTATCTGCGAAAAGACTTTCTATAACATCATCAATGCCAGTGCCGACCCGCGTGTGATGGAGCGCATCGCCCAGGCGGAACGGCAGCTGACACTATTCGGTTAAAAGGTCTGTGTGGCCTGGCAGCTGAAATCGCTGATGTCTTCCACCAGTTCTTCGTGATTGTGGTTGGTGCTGCTGCCCGTTCTGTGGGTCATGCAGACCGCTTCATTCCGGGCAGACAGGAAGAAGTTGAACAGGTGCGCATCAATCTTATCCAGCAAATCAAAGCGTTCCAGCGATTCCTCCTGAAACATACTCCCGTCCTTTGCACTTCCTTTCCATTTAGTGACCACATGTAGCCGGAATGGAACGTCTGCCTGCTGGACGGTTCCGCTTAACGTGCGCCATTGCACGGGACGGAATTCGATGAAAACTGCCGGGGTGTCAAACGGTTCTTCCTGCTCGATGAATTCCACCTGCTCGTTCCACAGGTCAATGTGCCGGATAAGCGGCTGTCCGCTTTCATCCTTCAGTTCTTTCAGTGCTTCGGTCAGTCCGAGATAAAGCATACGTCTCATAGTGTGTCAAAGTTTTTAGCGTTATTGTAAAAGATTTCTTTCAGCAGTTTTTCCAGGTCGGGATGGTTGCCGATGAACTGGCGTTTGGGAATGGTGATTTTGCTTCCGGTTTTTTTCATGGCCATTCTCCGGTAAAATTCGGCTTCCTCGGTAAGGGCACGGTTCCGCTTCGTATTCCGGAGGGTCCCATCCTTTTTCCGGCTGAAACGTTCTGAATAAGTGACAGGTATTCCGGCTTTCATCCGCTTACTGCCCGTAATGGTAATATACTTCCACCAGAAATATTTCTTCATCTTCCGTGTTACGGTGATGGTTCCTCCTTCGTTGTGTATCTGCGCATACGGTTCGGTGGTTTCTATCACCACACTGTCGCGGCTGGTGATGCGCCCCGTGATACTCCGGCGTAGATTCCCGGTCTTTACAAGCAGTCCCCGGCTCCTGTCGTCGTTGAACTTGCGTCGTGCCCACTTCTGGTTGAAGAAGGCTTCGCGCTCAAAGTTACGGTCAAACTCTTCCAGTGCTTCCGTACGTATATCCTTCAGCGTCTCCCTTACCAACAGGTTGATGCGCCGCTGGAATTCACGTGTCACCTGATTTGATTTTTCAGCCATTATGCATTGTTTTTTAATGAATTAATCGTATATTTGCAAAAGAGAGAGTGACTCGAGGTACTGGGTTGGATTGCAGATCCTTCACTAAAGGCTTCAGTTGCTCTCTTTTCTTTTTTTCAGCTTCTCCACGATGGAATAAAACTGGCATCTTCCGTCCACCAGTTCCCGGATTACGGCAAAGGAATCCTCATCGGCTATACGGATGCGTAGGTAATGATATTTCATAACCATGGGATTTCCTTTTTCATCCGGACGTTCCAATACGTGTTCGGCATCTTTCAGCAGATTAATCAGGTTGTAGACCGCTTTGTTCTTTGCCCTTACATACTTGTGGGGCTGGTTCAATGCTTCCTTGATACCGTTTGAGGTGAATTCCACCGGATTCTGTATTCCCTGCACCAGCACGGCTTTTCCGACCAGATTCTCTTTGGCCCACTGACGGACAGCCTTACGCTGTTCCTGCAACCGCTCTTTTCCGGCACGCATTTCCTGAAGCAGCCTGCACGCCCTGCATACCTCATTGTCCGGAATGTCGGCAGCCAGCTTCATCTTGTCGGGACGATAGTCGCACCGGTTGCATTTGCGCAGGGTGTATCCGTTGTATGCCGGGAAGGTGGTCATCCGCTTTCCGGGGTTGAACATGAACATTTCCTGATACTTTCCGGCGGTGGCCTGACTGCCCAGGTTCATGGCTTCCTGTTCGTCACTCAGAGGGTATTTGTCCTTGCGTACCTGCGCCACGGTACAGCGGCAGTTCCAACCGTTGGGTGGAAAATATTTGTCCCAGAACGGACTTTCGATGGGCAGGGTGATGTTATGCAACATCCGGTGGGTACGACGTACACGCTTGTCTCCTACGGTGCGGTATTGCAGGTAGTAGCGGTCGCCGTCCTGTTCGAATTTCTTCCACCGTGCAGCCATCAGGGCAGATGCCTGGGCGAAGTTGTATTCCGTACGCAGGTACTGCACATTGTAGGTGTCATACACCTTTTGAACTTCATTTAAAAACTGATTAAACGGTTTGCGGTTTCCTTCCTCATCCAGCAGGGAGGGAAAAGCCTCGTTCAGTTCGTGGAAGGTCTTGATGCCGCTGAACACGTAGTTCGATTCCTTCAGACGTTGCACCGATATGTCGTCCAGCGGAACTTCCTTCAGAGCGGTGTCCACCGCTCCGTCCAGTATGTCGGAATGGGTACGGATAAAACGCTGCACCTCTTCGGCGGTCAGGCTTTCAGGCGAGATTTCCGCCTGCTGATAGAGCCATCCCATGAGCAGCATCCATCCGGCTTCCTGGGTGGGGAACTCCATGGCTTCTTCCGTTTCTTCCTCTTCCTCAGCCGCCAGTTTCAGGATGTCGGCGTACCGCTGATGCAGCCCCTTATAATCTTCGGGGCTTAGTCGAAAAAACCGTGTTCCCCTTCCGTCAATGCCAGCTTCTGCTCTTCCTTTCCGGACTTCTGTTGTGCCGTTTTTTTCATATCCGGCACCGTGGTGGAAGAAGTGTCTTTCTTCCGCTTCAATGGGATGTTGTATTTGTCGACAAAGTATTTCGGTTCCACTTCGTAGTGCTCCAGTAGCAGACGTTCGTAGGCTACCTGCTGTTCGGGGGTATAGTCTACCGACTCATCCCATGCGAATCGGAAACCTTTCAGCGGGAATCCGTGACGGATCATGCGGGGAATGAGCTGCCAGTTTACCAGGTCACGGATAAGGTCAGCATCTTTCTGTATCAGGTTATCCAGCATCTTGCGGTGTACCTCGCTCTGCGAAAGGCTGGCACCGTCTTCCATGGTCATGGTCACAGTAAGGATTCCCTTTGATATTTCCGAATTGCAGCGTTCGATACGCTTGTCGTACACATTGAACGCATCGGCCCGAGTGCTTTCCTTCAGGTCGATGGTCGTTCCTTCGGGAAACAGTCCGTAGGCGGCTGCTCCCATGTCACGCAGCATCCGTTCGATGCGGTCGTATTCCTTCGGGTCGCGGCTGGTAGTGGTGGCCACACGGAGCGGCATACCGAATATTTCGCCGAACATGTCCCAGAACGAACACATGTTCTTTTTCGGGATGGTCTGCTGGGCGCATTTCAGATACAGCCCCAGATTATGCGTTCTGCCTGCCTCAATGCACCAGTCGGTCATTTCACTGTTCCGGTAGTCATAGCCCACCTGCCAGGTGTCGTTTTCGTGGGTGATGATGACACCGTATTCGGGAATGACGTGGGTACGCGGAATCAGGCTTACCCGGTTGTAGGCCATCCGTCCGTCCACTTCCACCACATCGCCCAATTCGATGAGTGAATGGCCGTAGTAATTGCTTTCCAATGCCAGCCGCAGGAACTCCTTGAACCAGGGAGCTTCAAGCAGTTCCGTCAGTTCAGGATTCTCCACGCCCTTCGCGTCGCAAAGCTTGAAACTCTTGTTCAGCACGAATCCCATGCGCTGCTGCACGCATCCGGTCAGGTGCAGGTCGGCATCCACATCGGTATAGAGGTTCAGCAGGCGTGTACGGTTGGGGTTGTCCACGTTGATGGCCATCTGCCATGCACGCCGCCAGTCGGCCAGGTCGCGCCGTGTCAGTGCTTCGGTGAGCAGCTGGAGCTTGACGCTCATTTCCTTGATGCGCCGTCTTTCGGCGGCATTCATCCGGTTGAGATATTCTATTTTCGGTTTCTTTGCCATAGTAGTTACCAGATATAGTTGTTACGTTTGTCGGAGCCGTAGCGTATGCCGGCGCCGGTCTGTTCTCCTTCCTCTCCCGTGGGTTGCAGTTCGGGCAGGTTCATGACTGCCTTGCCTGCCTGCACTTTCTCCAGGTAGGCGATGGCGTTTTCAAACTGTTCCTTCCGGATTTCATACCCCATTTTCTGCGGCAGGCTGAGCACCATGAAGTAAAGTGCCAGGTCGGCCACCAGCCCCACGAGGTCGAGGTTTCTTGTTTCGCCTTCGGCGGTGAAGGCTGCCTTCATGTCATAGCGTCCGTCCAGGTAGCTGGCTATCCGGTCCATGGCCCGGCGTTCGGCCAGCAGACGGTTGTCGTCCGTAGCCTGCTGGATGATTCTCAGTGCATCGGCACTGACCTGTATGTAGTCTTGTTCGGTGATAAACATGTGTGTAATGAATAATTAATAATGAAAAATGAATAGGTAAAAGCTGTCGTTGGTTACCAGGCATTCTTAGGAGGACGGCGCACACCCAGCCGGGGTGTGAACGTGGCCTCACGGGTCTGTTTCTGTAGTTTGTAGATGGCACCTTCACTTGCATCGGGAAAGTCATCGTGTGCCCGGCTGCCCTGTTCGAAGGCCAGCGTCTGGTCGATTCCGGCACGCATGTCAGGATCTTCTTTCAGTTTTTCGTTATAAAAGAAGTAGCCACGTTCCCACAGTGGACTAATAGCCTCCACACGGGCGAACTTGTCGGGTTTCTTCCGTTTGTCGGGCATAATGGGAAGCTGGTATCCCCGTGCGTCGCCTTCACGCTGGAATTCATCGAGGATGGTGTCCTGCATGAAGTTGGCTTCCATGTATATGCTGACCGCCGCATCTTCGGGCAGTGACTCGTAGACATCGTAGAGCCAGCGCACCATTTCGCCCACGCTGCACTGGCGGCAGAAGGCACGCAGCAGATGCAGTTCCCGGTGGGAGGCGGTTTTCAGTCCGCGTCTGGGGCGGCCTATCATGGCGGCAGCCTTGTAGTCGTTCTTTCCGGATGATTTCCACGAAGGGTCGATGTAGAGCACTATCTGCTCGTAGTATTTCAGTTTCAGCATCGGGCGCCAGCGTATCCACCGTTCCTGAAACACGGCTCCCTCGGTGATGGGGTTGTTCATGTATTCCTTCTGGAACGAGCGGTAGCCCATGAACTGCTCGCGGTCGCGCAGCTTTTCGATGGTGTAGAACTCCGGCCAGGCCGGATTCCCGTTGCGGTCAATAGCGTTCACTTCGATGGTTTTTACAGTAGGAGTGTCGATGATTTTCTGCAGCACGGAGTTTTTCGCAATCAGGTTACCCACCATGATGAAACGCCCGTCCTTGCCTCCAAAGCAACCAAAAAGGGCTTCCTTTATCCAGTTGGTCATCTCGCGTACACGGGCTTCGCTGCGGCACATCTCATCGTCGTCCAGGTCGTCCACCACGATGTAGTCCGGACGCATCTCGCGAAAGCGCAAGCCACGGGGTGACTGACCGCGGCCACGTGAGAAAAAGGCGCACTGGTCTTTGGTGACAAATTCTCCTTCCTGCCACATGCCGCTGTTGTACTGTTCACCAAAGTCACGGATGATATACTGGTTGTACTGCAGTTCTGCCTGAAGGTCGCCCAGCAGGCCGTCGGCACTGTCTTCACTTTTGCCGACCAGTACCATAACGTGCAGCTCACCCCGGAATTTCAGCCAGAGCGGGATGCCGATGTCCAGGTGTACCGACTTGGCATGACCGCGCGGCCACTTGCAGACCAGCCGCAGTTCCGGATGAGCGGCGATGTAGCGTGCCGCCTCGTTATGAAACCGGGCATTCGGGCACTGGCAGTAGTGCGACAGGTAGCGCTGGAAGAAACAGTCGTAATCCTTCAGGGCACGGGCGATGTTCCGCTTGCGTTCCGCTTCGGTTTCCACCCGTTCCTGCGAGGTCATCCGTTCCACCCGCTTGCAGTGTTCCTGCCATCGTTTCAGGGCTTCTTTCTTTTCCTGCTCTGTCATGCTCAGCCTCCTTTCTGGGCGAAGAGTTCATTCAGGTAATCGTTGTGCAGCTGGTTCACGAGCTGGAACAGTTCGTTGGTCAGCTGGGGATACTTGTCACGGTTCGTAGCCAGCCAGTTTTCAAAGTCAATCATCGTGTCGATACGGTCTACTACGCTGGCTTTCTTCTCCAGCTTCTCGATGGCAGTGGCCGTCTTGATAAGCTTGTCGCCCAAGCTGGCCAGCATATCCTCGTTGCCCGGCTCGTTCGCCTTGTCGAGCAGGGAATTGATGGAAGACAGCAGCTTGTTTACCAGTTCCGGACGGGTAATGTTGCGTGCCGCCTTCATTTCTTTCCAGCCCAGGGTATTAATCCACCGGCTCAGCGTCTGACGGCTCACTTCCACTTTCTGAAGAATCTCTTCCTGTGAAAGTCCGCTCATGTAGAGCACCCGTGCCAGTTCCTGTTTTGTGTCGTTTTTAGCCATGTTTTACCTTGTATTTATGTTCGTTTACGACAAAGTTCATCCATTTTCGTGCATCCACGAAAAAGGGATGCAAGCGTTACAGAGAACAGTGTACAGGTTACGCACTTCCTTGCAACCGTTACACACTTTTTTGCCCGGACGGGAAAGGCAGAGTAAGTTTGCGTCAAACGAACGGAAAAATGGCAAAACGAATCAGAATATCGAACGAAACGCTGAACTGCTACGGCACGTGGATCCGTACCGAAGGCATCGACCTGACGCAGTTTAACCGGAATCCCGTACTGCTCTGGATGCACCAGCGGGGCGTGGTAATAGGAATGATCAAGGACATACGCGTAGCGGATGGAGAAGTGACCGGCGAACCCTGGTTTGATGAGGTACGCGAAGAATCGCGTCTGGCAAAGCAGCAATGGGAAAAAGGCACGCTACGTATGGGTTCGCCCAACTTCGAGATACTGGAAACGAGCGAAGATGCTGCTTTGCTGAAACCCGGACAAACCCGTCCTACCGTGACCCGCTGCAAGCTGATGGAATACAGTATGGTGGACATCGGCGGTAACGATGACAACATCCGGCTCTCTTACGAAGGGCGGGAAATCAGACTGGATGCAGGAGGCGGATGCGACCTGCCGCTGTTGAATGAAAGCTTTAATGAAAACCAAACATTACAGACAATGAACGAACAAATGAAAACCATCGCCCTGATGCTGGGGCTGGCGGACACCGCCACACTGCAGGAAGTGCAGAAACAGATCAACGTATTGCTCGGCTACCAGACGGCCAACGCTACACTGCGTACCGATAAGGAAAAATTGGAGAAGGAACTTGACGACCTACGGCTGGCAGGTATCACTAATCTGGTGGAGGAAGCCGTAACAGCAGGAAAGATTGAAGCAGGGAAGAAAGCCCACTTCATCGAGCTGGGAAAGAAAGTAGGGCAGGAAAGCCTGAAACTGACACTTGATGCCATGCACGGCACGGTAAAGCCGTCGATGATGCTGAACCGCACCACCTCGCAGGCGGCAGGCGACTGGAAGAAACTGAGCGAAGTTCCGGCAGAGGAACTGAAACTGATGCGAAAGAACGATCCGCAGCAGTACCGCAAGCTGTACAAGGCAGAATACGGTGTGGACTGCCCCGAACTTAACTGATTGTTGAACACAAATTAAAACACGAACATGAGAAAAGAAATCGTAAAATTCGTAACCGGCACACTGGTGAATGTGCTGATGAGTATCGTTATCCTCTTTCTGCTTGGAGTACCGGACGCAGGATTCTGGGGACTGATTGTGGGCGTGGTGCTTCCGATGGCACTGGGCAAATTCCTTCCGAAAGGTGCCGCCATGGAAGGTGTCTATACCGAAGTGTGGACGGGCGAGCTGGTGAAACAGCTTCGCGGAGGAATGACTGCCTCCTGGCTGGACGGAGTATCCGATTATTCGGCTGCGGTGAACAACGAAGTGGTGCATCTGGTAGATGTGGGCGGCGACCCGGACGTGCTGATTAACAACACGACGTATCCCATTGCCGCACAGGAACTGGATGACGGGGATATCGCACTGGGCCTTGACAAGTTCCAGACCAAGAAAACTGCTGTTTCGGACGACCAGCTTTTTGCCATTTCCTACGACAAGATGGGTAGCGTAATCGAGCGTCACGGCGATGCCATCACCATCGCCAAATTCAAGAAAGCGGCCCATGCACTGGCTCCGAACAGCAACACGGCGAAAACACCGGTAGTGCCCACTTCCGGCGAAGATGACAACGGACGAAAGAAATGTACCCGAAAGGACATCATCGCCCTGAAACGCAAGCTGGATGCCTTGCAGGTTCCCACTGCAGGCCGCCGTCTGGTGCTCTGCTCGGATCACGTGAACGACCTGCTGGAAGACGACCAGAAGTTCCGCGACCAGTATTACAACTACACCACCGGAAAGATTGCCAACATGTACGGCTTCGAAGTATATGAATTCGAGAACTGTCCGTACTTTACCAAGGAAGGAACCAAGGTTCCATTCAAGAACTCGCCTTCGGGCACCGACCATCAGGCATCCTTCTGCTTCTACACCAAGCGTGTGTTCCGTGCACAGGGAAGCACCAAGATGTATTACCGCGACGCACAGACCAACCCGGACTACCAGCAGAACGAAGTGAACTTCCGTCACTACTACATCGTACTGCCGAAGAAAATGGAAGCCCTCGGTGCCATCTACAGTTACGACGGAACGACCGAACAGACTTCCGACCAGGAAGTGGAAGCAGACAAGAACTGGGCTACCGTACGCCGTGAAGCTGAAGCTGCTAAAATGGCCATGGCTATGTCTGATGGAGGAGAGAATGACGTAACCGGACTGGAAGAAAAGCTGAAGGAAGACCCTGCAGCCGGTGAGGAACTTGAAGCATAAGGAGGACTGAAGTATGAAAAATCAACCACGTGGAATAAGAAACTGCAACCCCGGTAACATCCGAAATTCTGATGCGACAGACTGGAAGGGAGAAGTCCCTTCCTCCGCAAAGAAGGACAATGCGTTCGAAGAGTTTGAAGATATGCCGCACGGATACCGTGCACTGATCAAGCTGTTGCAGAACTATCATAAGAAGTACGGTTGCAAGACGATTGCAGACTACATCAACAAGTGGGCACCAAAGCACGAAAACAACACATCGGCCTACATCACTGCGGTATGCCGCAAGATGCAGGTACCGACAACCTTCCAGCCCAACGTGAACGATAAGGACACGATGTGTATGTTTGCAGCCGCAATCAGTGAAGTGGAAAACGGAGTACCGGCACAGATGGCCGACATCCGGGCCGGATGGGATTTATTATAACAAGACAAATATATGGATTGGACCCTGCTACAGTCGCTATGGGACTGGCTGCTTCCTGCCGGCTGGTTGGCAACAGCCATTGCCTGGTGGCGTGACAGGAAAGTATACCAGGTCCGTGCAGTGAAAGAAACCGAGGGCACATACAAGACGCTATACGATGATTTGAGTGCCACGGTATTGGAACTTAGCAAACAATTACGAAAACAAAACGAACGGAATATCAATCATGAAACGGCTTTACGGAAACTGCATACTTGCAAGTATGCTGACCGCTGCCCTGTCATTATCTTCTTGCGCCAGCAGCAGAAAGGCCAGCTCGGAAACCGTCCGCTCGGACAGCCTCCGAACGAGCGTCACCGAGCAAACAACCTTCGAGCCGGTCCCGAAGAGGACGGCGACCTGCTCGGTGAGTGCGGAGCAGTGGCTGAACCTGAGTAAACTCCCTGCCGGATTCGGACTGAGCTACAGAAATGACGGTCTGAACATTGATATACAATCAGACGGAGAAGGTGGCGTGAACGTCACGGCGACAGCCGACAGCACAGGAAGACAGGTGACCGTGACTCGTACGGAAACAGACCATCGCATACGCGATGAAACTGTGAGCAATGAAGTGAAGGAAACACGCCCGGGAGTGCAGGGGTGGCTGACAGGAACAGCCCTGCCCCTGCTGGGGATTTTCCTTATCTGGCAACCGATTAAATATTATTTAAGCAAACATTAAAAACGACAAAATTATGGCAGATACAAGCAACGGACTGATGTACGGCGTGGCGAAAGTGACATTCAAGGCTGCGGGAGCAGAAGGACAGGAAAAGACACTGGCCTGGCTGGATGAAAACGGGATGCAGCCTGCGGGAAACGCACCTAGTTTTTTGGATGTATTCGCAGCACAGATAACAGACGGACCGGTAGACAGCATCATGACCAACCCGGGAAGCGATGCGTTTACAATGAACCTTATCCAACTGAATGCCCAGAGTATGGTGGATGTATTCGGTGGAAAAGTCGGAAAAGACGGTTCCTATACACCGCCTTCAAAAATGCTGGCGAACGGTGTGCTCACCATTATCATGCATTCCGGACATGGTTTCCGCATATTCAATGCACGTCTGAGCCGCAATGGATTCCAGAACGGAATTAACATGCAGAATGTGCTGGCAATGGGTATCCGTGTGGATATGCTGAAACCCACAGACGGGAAGGACAGACGTTATCGTACTTATCCTCCAGGTACAGAAGATTTTGATGCAGTTGACGCAATCGAAGACGCAGAAGAATGAAGACACAAGATATAGAACTGCTGGCAGGTATTTCCCTCAGTGACGGGGGAATCAGCCTGCCGCTTCATACGGTACTGCGGAAACGTCCGTTCCGCATCACGATGAAGACACCTACCACACGCAGTCTGATACGAATCAGCAAGCGTTATCTCCGAATCGGGGTGACTCCGGAAGAATATGATGCATACGACCTGGACCAGCGTATCCGGTTTGTCTTCCTGCATGGAAAGAACATCAGCCGCATTGTAGCATACGGAATTGTGAGAGGCCCTGTTCTGGGAAGAGTGCTGAACCGAATGGTGGCATGGATGCTACGGGAACTGATGACACCCGACGAACTTGCAGCCGCCTGGCGGCAGGTGCTGAACACCACATCTACCACGTCTTTCGCAAGTATTATCGCATCGGCAGCAGCTCTGAACAAGATGCAGCCATTAGCGAGCCGCAGCGAAAGCGAAAACGACAGGAGGAGTTAAAGAAGGGACATACGGAACCTTCTCATAGCCTTTTCGGCGTAGTAGGTCAGTTGGCAACGGAAACGGGTTGGAGCCTTGACTACATTCTTGACAAAGTGAACGTAGTAACCCTGCAAATGATGATGGCAGACATGCCGCACTGGGTTCCTCCGCAGAAGCCGGATATGATGCAACAGATCCGCGAAATGGAGGACCGGGAGAAACAAAGAAGCAGTCACACACAAACAGATAACACGAACACGACAAAGGGAATGAACCCGATGGAGTTCTTTACAAAATACGCAGTAAAAGATTAAGGATATGGCAGTACCTGTACAGCTCGAAATATTCATGAAAGACTTGACCAAGGCTGGTTTGCAGTCGGTGGGTAAGAATGTGGATGATGTGGAAAATCAGACTCTGCAACTGATATCAGCATTGAAGCAGGTAATTGCCGAACAGAAAAAACAGTTGGAGGTTAACAAAATAGCCGGTTTAAGCTATACACAGGAGGCCGCAAACATCCAGGCTCTTACCGGACAAGTACGCGGACTGGAAGCTGGACTGAAAAACCTGAAAAAGACAAAAGAAGAAACCGCAAAAACGCAGGCCATTGACATCGACACAGAAGCCGTTACCCGCAAGACCAACAATTTGAAAATGCAGTTCAGCCAGGTAGCAAGGGAACTTCCATCTTTGGCCATGGGGCCGCAGATGTTTATCCTCGCTATTTCCAACAACCTTCCTATGCTGGCGGATGCAATATCTGATGTGCGGAAACAGAACGAGCTTCTGGCTGCATCAGGTCAGAAAGGTGTACCGGTATGGAAACAATTGGCAAAATCCGTGTTTTCCTGGCAAACAGCATTAGTCGCAGCTATTTCTTTAGGGATTGTGTATGGAAAAGATATTATGGACTGGGTAAAGAATTTAGGGAAAGCTAATAAAGAACTTTCAGAAACGCAGAAGTTACAACAAGCTGTAAATACATCCCATCGTGAAGGAGGAAAGGCGGCTTCAGAGGAGTCTGCAAAACTTAAGATTCTCTATACAGCCAGTCAGGATAGTAGTAAATCTATGAAGGAGCGAAATAAGGCCGTAGATGAATTACAAAAGATGTATCCTTCCTATTTCGGTAAACTGACTAATGAAACGATCCTTGCAGGAAAAGCTGCATCTGCCTACGATGATTTGACCAAAGCAATTATCCGCAAGGGACAAGCACAAGCTGCTGAAGATATAGTGGCAGATTATTCAAAGAAGAATTTTGAGCTACAACGAGGAATTAATGCAGATACGAACTGGACAAACAGGAATAAAGATGAATATGGAAAAGCACTGAAGGAACGTGATAAAATGTGGGAAAATTATCGAAAGGTAAACCAAGGAAGCATTATCGTTGACAGTGCAGCGAAAGCATGGATCAGTAATACACCAGAAGGTAAACTGATAGAGGAATATGAGCGACGTATGTCAAATATCAAGAAGTATACTGATCAGATAGCAAAGAACAATAAAATAATAGAAGGGACAGTAAAACAGATTGACACATCGGCTTATATAAATGATGAACTAGATGGTAGTTATTCAAAATCTACTAAAGAAAAGACCGACTACGCCTCCCAGCTTGCCGATGCACGTATTCGTGCGCAGCAGACCACGGAGAAACTTCGCATCCAGATCATGCAGGAAGGTATTGCCAAGCGCATGGCACTGGCAAAGCAGGAATATGATGACAGTATTGCCGACATCGACAAGCAGGAACGGGATACGCTGGACAAGATGAACCAGGCACGCAAGCAAGGTGACAACATTCCTCAGAGCCAATACGACGATGTAAAGAATACGGCAAATACAAACCGCGTGCTTGCCGAACAGGTGTACAACGAAAAGATATATCAGATTGAACAGGAATATCAGGATAAGGCCACACAAAGCCTTATTGACTACAATAAAGAGTACGGCACGTATCAGGAAAAGCGCCTGGCTATCGCGATGGATTATGCCCGGAAGATTGCGGCTGCGGAAACAGAAGGAGAAGCCAACACACTTATTCGTGAACGCGATGACAAGCTGGCCAACCTTGATTTCGAAGAAATGAAAAAAGGAATGGACTGGGACAAAATCTTCGGTGATCTGGAACGGGTTTCCACCGATACGCTGGAAAGCCTTCGCGAAAAGCTAAAAGAATACCTGGAAGGAATCGGCGATGACATCAGCCCCGAATCTTTCAAGGAAGTAATGGATGAGTTCAAGGATATCGACTCCGAGCTGGCCGACCGTTCCCCGTTCGAAACGATGAAGAAGGGGTACGAGGACTATATGTCCGCTATGGAGGAAGTACGTTCAGCTCAGAACCTTCTTCAACAGGCACAAGTAGGAGGAAGTGTTATCGTGGAAGAATATGACGAAGCAACCGGAACCCTTACACGTAAGCTGATTACTCAGGCAGAAGCGGAGGAAAGACTTCGTGCTGCCCAGGATAAACGATACAGTGCCCAGAAGAGTCTGACGGATGCGGCAAATTCTATCGGGCAGAAAGGAATGGCAATCGTCAATGCCGGAAACGACATAGTGGATATGTTAGGAAACTTTGGCGTAAAAGTTCCGGGAGCGGTGAGTGAGACATTGAATGGAGTCAGTCAGGTAATGAGTGGACTGGAAAGTATCGACTTGACAAAACCATTCAGTGCCATTACTGGATCAATTAAGATTCTGACTGGAGTTGGGAATACCATAGCCGGACTGTTTGGTTTCGGCGGTGCAGATTATTCCGGGTATGAAAATATGAAGTCGAAGTACGAAGGACTGATTACAATCTGGGATGACCTTATTTCAAAAAAGCAGGAATATATTGACATCGACTACGGTACAGAAGCACAGAAGGCAGCCGAGGAAGCGAAGAAACTGGTAGATGTGCAGATTGAACGCCAGCGGCAGCTGATGAACGCACTGTCGGGTAGCGGTGCCAGCATCGGAAGTCACTCTCTTGGATATCGTGTGAACAATGGTATGAGTTCACAGGATTGGAGAAGACTTTCAGAATTGACTGGAGCTAATATACAGGGATTTGGTGACGTGATTAATTTGGATGCCGATGTCATCGGTAAGGTACTTCAGGACGAAAAGTTTGTGTCGGTACTGACGGCTGTCAACTCAGAGTTTGTGACCTACATTCAGAACATCGACAAGTACAGCGCGCAGCTTCAGGAAATTGCAGAGCAGGAGAAAGAGGCATTTACCGGGGTAAGTTTTGATGAATTCCGTGACAGTTTTGTGAGCATGCTGTCGGATTTGGATGCTACCAACCAGGATTTTGCAGACAATTTCGAAAAATACCTTCAGAACGCCATATTCTCTTCTCTGATTGCCGGAAAATACAAACAGCAAATTCAGGAATTATATGACACATGGGCTGCACAAGCAGAATCAGGAGGTGAAGTGACCAAAGATGAAGCCGGTATATTAAGAAACAAATATCAGGATATTATTAATGACATGCTGGCAGAAAGGGAGCAGATAATGAAAGATTTTGGATGGACTTCATCTGCGGATTCCGGAAGCAGTCAGTCTCCCAGCAGCGGTGCACTGACCACTATGAGCCAGGACAGCATATCCACCTTTGAGGGAATAGGCCGGAACATGCAGACGCATCTGGCCAATACAGACAAGTTTGTGCAGGAAATCCGCAACACACAGAAGCAGGACAGCCAGACACTGGCCACCATAGCCGGACACACGGCACACCTGGTGGAAATACACGAGATATTGAGTGACATGAAATTGAACGGTATAACACTGAAATGATATGGACCTAACAGGATACCTAACAATTAACGGAACAGACGTATGGACGGAATACGGCGCTTTTTTGGGCGAGACAGAAGAAGGCGGACACGTGAACATGGATGCTCTGCTTCGAATGCCTTCGGCCAAAGATATTACCACCGTCGACTTCCGGGAACGGGTTGGGGTAGAGCTTCCTCAAAATCCGGACGTGAAACTGAATAGCATCGAGCGTACCTTGCAGTTCTGGCTTCGTGGAACCTCCGCAGCCGAACGACTGGACAAATACCAGCGCATGATGACGCTCATCACGTCGGGGATGCTTGCTATATCCGTCAAGAATTACCGAACCTACAATATGGTGTATCAGGATATGCCGGCAGATCCATCATGGTATGAAAGCTACGAAGGAGACCGCTTCTATGTGCTGTTTTCTGTGAAATATCTGGAGCCGCAACCTTCTATTTAGTAATTGATTAAACACTGATTAAATGGAACTGAAAATATACGATAAGAACAACAACCTTCGACTGACAGCCAGCCCGAACTCTTCTTCTACCGTCACAGAGGAGATAGGTGGAGAATGCAGCGTATCTGCATCCTTCACACACACTGCATACGTGCCGCTGGATGTGGATGACTACATCGAACTGGAAGGCGTGCGCTACAAGGTGAAGTCACGTTATCGCCCGAAGCAGAAGAACACGCAGACTTACGAATACAGCGTGAAGTTCTATGCGCCAATACACGACGCGGAAGATACGCTGATGCTGTTCCAGGAAGGTGGTACCACGTCTGAATTCAGTTACGACGGTGGTCCGCGCGAACACCTGCAGTTGTGGATAGACAATATGAACCGTCGTGCCGGTGGTAACTTGTGGAGCATCGGAACGGTAGTTACTGCCGAAAACAAGGTGATTGATTACCGGAATGTGAAGTGCTGGGATGCGGCTTTCGGCAGCAATGGCATCGCAGCCACATTCGGCACGGAAATGTGGGCAGACGGTTATGTGATTAATCTCTGCAAAGCTGAACGTGGGGAAGTGGTGGAGCTTGGCTACCTTCAAGGACTTACCAATTTAGCACAGGAAGATAACGGAGAAGTGAAATTCTTTACCCGTCTGTTCCCGTTGGGCAGCACACGCAATATTGATGCGACAAAGTACGGGTATTCCCGTCTGCAACTTCCAAGCAGGGAAATATATGTGGACAAGAACGTAGACTTGTACGGAGTGAAGGAAGAAACGGAAGAAGCTGCGTTTGCTGAGATATATCCTCAGTATGTGGGTACGGTTTCGTCGGTTCGTATGGAAGAGAAAACCAGTGAGGAAGGACGGAAGTACACCGTATATTACTTCAAAGATAATGGAATGACCTGGAATCCGAAAGACTATGAGATTCCGGATCTGGACTATATGTTACAGTTCCAGACTGGCGAGCTGGCAGGTCGTGGAACTGACGGTTCTTTCCAGGCGGCATGGCATGAAGACACACGGGAGTGGGAAATCATCAACGTATATCCGGATGATACGACTCAGATTCCTGGAGGTGTGATTATACCAAATCCAGGTGACAAGTATATACCATGGAACTTCGCCATGCCGCAGGAATACATCACCGCAGCGGAACAGGCATACAAGCTGGCAGTAGATGATTTTCTGAATACCTATAGCTTTGACCCGAACAAATATACCGGAACCACTGACCGGAACTACATAGAAAAGAATAATACACCGCTACGCATCGGGTGGAACGTGCGTCTGCTGTCAGAACAGTATTTTGGCACCACCGGTGGATACAAGGATACTCGTATTACCAAGGTGCAGCGCAAGCTGAATGACTTGTGCCAGGCGACGATTACCTGCTCGGATCAGGTCGGAACCGGATGGAAGTCATCGGTGGACAACTCGTTGAACTCACTTCGTTATGAAGTGGCCAGACAGGCGGAACAGACTATTATTGATATAATCAAAACGTCTGATTCAAAAACAGCTTCTGATAATAATGTATTTTCCGCATTAAAGTCATTGAAAACATTCCTTCGAAAGGACCAATCGGACGGTACTAACTTCTTGTTGAAGTTCGGTGAGTTCATTGACAGCATGATTGCCGGAAAGGGAGCCGGAATATTCCCGGACGGTCGCGGGCAGTTTGAGAAGCTGGAAGTTCGCAGCGCAATGATAGTAAAAGAACTGATATATAACCGCTGGTTTGCGCAGGAAGGGAATGTGACATACTCCGAAGCCGGAACAATCGAACGAATTGAACTTCTTGAAGACGGCACGTATGACCTGTATCTTCGTCGCCGCTGGGATAATGATATTACGGCATTCAAGGAACAGGACGTAAGTTACGGCTCAGTGAATAATCTGAACTCTACAGGAGAGTATTATGACAGCTGGTTCCGCGTCCTCAACGTGATGCAGGCAGAAAACAAACTGAATGTCGTGCTCTATCCGGATGAAGAGGTCCCGGGCGGTAAGAACTATCCTCCCGCTGTCGGAATGGTAATTACCCGTCGTGGTAATGCGGTAGACGAAGAGCGTCAGGGATTCTGGTATATATCCAGCTATGAGGGATGTATCTGCATGCTGGATGGCGTCACAAAGCCAATACTTGAAGAATCGAATTACAGTATTATTGTTGGGAAGCTGAAGCGGTTGTCTCTTTTTGATAATCTTCCGATAAACTATCTACAGTCGTATGTCTATTGCCGTGGTATCGCTATTCAGGACTTGATGCGGATAGACTATCAAGGTGTGGTTGTCGTACAGCTTAACGACCGTGGGTTCTGGTCACTGGAAGTGGCTCAGGGCGAAAATCCTTACACGGTTGGAAAAGAAACGGTCGATACGGTATGGCATTACGGATGCCGGTGGAAATGCCTTGTCACCGGAACAACTGACGAACCTCGCTATGCCAGTACCGGATGGGCAATGATAGAAGGTAATCCAGCCTTTACGATAGACATAGACAGCTCAAACGGATGGCAGTTTGATGCAGACAGAATATCAGACCGTGACGAATCTGGAGATTATATCGTATTCACGGAACTTATAGTCTACGGATTATTATATAACCAGGATGTGACAGATAATATTCTGGATTCCGATGTGACCTGGACACGTGATACAGGGAACGTGAGTGAGGACAATGCGTGGGCTATTAAAAGAGCCTCTGCTGGTAAGAGGCTAAGCCTTACGTTAGATGACCTTGGGATGGATTATATGACACGTTCGTCCTGTTCCTTTAAAGCGACAGTCCTTCTTCGTGATGGACAAAAATATGAGATAGCAGAAAATTATGTAACATTTTAATTTAAGTTATGGCATTAGCAAGTAAAAAGAAAAGTCTTAACATCAACTACCGCCCTTTACAGGCAAGCATAAGTATGCAGGTGGTAACAAGCGTTCCGGACAGACAGTTCTATTCGGCCATGGATAAGTCTTTTACCCCCGACTACACGCTTACCCCGCTTACTCTGTTCCCTCGCTGTGCGGCGGTAGACGTTGATTCCACGTCGGCTGCAAAGGCGATAAACTCAGAACTTACAAACATGAAGTGGTATGAGCGCATCGGCGGTGTACAGAAACTGATTAGCAGCGGTACTGATTATGTCATCACACAGACAGGAGAGAACAAGGGGCAGATACAGGTCAAGAAAAATTCGAGTATAGCGAATCCCATCACTCTTGAATTTTCTGCTGAATATGTGGATGCACGTACTAATCAGGTTCTGAAGTACACTGCCAGCAAGGTTATTATTGTGTCCGACTCAAGTTCTCCGCAGCCGGTTCTCTCTCTTGACTCTCCAGATACGGTTCAGTGGTATCCGGTTCGTGACGTATTGCAACAGACAATAACAGCTCGTTTGATGGCCGGGAACCGCGACATTACGGACGATGAGCGTGTAAAATTCTGGTGGTACAGGGTCCTCTCTACAGGTGCGTTGGAACAGATTGTGGATGGTAATGGTGATAATGACTGGGAGGTAGTGTCAGTCAACAGAAACGTGCTTGTCATAGACCGTGATTTCATCGGCGATGAGCAGGCTTATATATGCAAGGCTGCATACCGTGAGACAGGTTCCTTACCTTCTTCTCCAGATACATTCGACCAGATTGCCAGCACGCGTATCGTAAGATACATACCGCGTCTTGAATGTGACTTCAAGGGGGTAGTTACCGGATGTCCGGCTGGTACAAGCTATATTTATCCTCAGGGATATGTGCGTGATTCGAAAGGCGTAATTCAGAATCCGGAAGAATGGTTCAAGTTCATCTGGATGGGCAAGAATCCCGGTTCAAGCTCATACAGCCAGGTGGCTGAAGGTGCTAATCCTTCAATCAGATTTGTGGAGGGCATGCTGCTTGACTTGCAGATTGAAGACCGTGGGGCACAAGCAATATTGATTGATGATAAGGACAATTCCGTATTGACGGATACTGAAGGCAATATACTTTTTGACAGGATTAACAATTAAAAATACGATTATGGCTTATTACATTAAGGTGACGAAGAAGGTGGCAGACAAGATTGGCGCACCTGTAGAGAACAGAAACAAGACGGCTGACGGCAATATCCTGCTTTGGCAGGCAGATCTGAATGTGATTCCAGGAGAAACCATATTTGACCGTGCGGCATTTGTCGGCGGAGTGGCAATGTGTGGTAATGATGCAAGAGGAGAGATTGATGGTACAGCTGAACCCGCAGAAGTAACCATTCCCGAATATTATCAGGATGCTTCCGGGGATGATATTCCGGATACGCTTCCTGCCGTAGAGAAAAACGGAAAGAAAGAAACAGATAGTGTTGTAACTGATAAAACAGAATAATTATGAGTTTAGCGAGTAAAGTCGGACAGGTTGTATATCAGCGCAAGTCTGGTGTATATATGCCTATGTTACAGTGCGATAAAGGAGATTTATACCAGGAATATCAGGGTGACCCGCAGAACCCGACAAACATCACCCCTGACTTTTCTACCCTTCTCCCTACGTTAAGCAATATCATTACATCCTCGAGGGTGGCAGAAGGTCTTGTCATACCCAATCTCGTAAAATGGTTTTTCAATGACACGGAACTGACATTCGGCAGTAATAACGTGTCTACCAATACATTTAATGGAGAGACCGGTCATTTTAAGTCACTCCCTTATCAGAAGGGGACAAGAAACTATTATGGATTGCAGATTCTGAAGAACCTTGTCAAAGCCGCGGGTGCAGCTCCATGTACGATAAAGTCTGAAGCTACGGTGGCCGCAGGTAATACCTCCGATAAGATACAGACTGTGTATGGTATCCCGATTACGGAAGGCACATCAAACGCTATCCGTGTGACGATTCAAGCTGGCGACAACAAATATTTTACACTGTCCACAAACAACGACAGCTGTATCCTTCAGGGTGTAGCCAGAATAGGTAATGATGAGCTTACTTCCGGATTGACCTACAAATGGTACAGTCTTGTTTCAGGTGTATGGAAAGTGATTTCAGGACAGACAGCTAAGAATCTGACTGTGACAAACGATATGGTGGATTCTGTCGGACAGTTCAAGGTCGAAATCTATCAGAATGGTACCTTAATCGGCTCCGACGTCCAGACGGTTACAGATGCTTCAGACCCGCTTGATATCATTCCGAACCCCAATCCGGAGGATGAGACTATCGAGGAGGGTTCGGATGGGACAGTTGTCTATAGCCCGATACTTGTAAAGCGCGGCCAGACGACGAAGTTCAAGGATATGACGTTTTTCTTCACATTCATGGATGCAGCCGGCGTAATCCTTAATCCAGGTACCGCTGAAACCGCCTCGGCAACGGGTACAGTTACTGAAGATATGTGTCAGCAGGCATCCGGTAATGTCGCAGTAGTAATCACAACAAAGGAATAACTATGATTGCAAGAAAGACCACAGAGGTAAAGTTTGTCCGCAAGATACGTTTTATTTCGTATCCAGCCGGACGATACGACCCTAATACCAGCTATGTGTGTACGGAAGCTGCTGGCCCATTTGTCGAACAGGATGGACAGTATTATGCGATGTATAAAGAAGGCACCTGGCTGGGTAGCAGTATCGGACGGACGCCAAAAGAAGATTATGCCCAATATGGCTCTGATGCAACCTGGAGACTGATGGATAAATATAAGGCATTAATCGTTGAGATGCTCTTTTCGGACTATGCAAAACTTGGTTCAGCTATATTCCTCGGTGACTATATGTTCAGCCAATATGGTATCCGGAATGGGGCACAAAGCAATGCTTACCAGTATTTCAATCCGAACAACCTGGATGCTTTCCGTCCTAATATATTCATCGATTGGCTAAGAGGGCATATTGAGGCTTTGTCTGGTTATTTTGCTGGAGACCTCTCCTGCAAAAGCATGCAATTACAATTGTCTGATGCGAAAGAGTGGGATGTGTATAATAATTACCTGATTACAAACAGTAATTGTTACAACAGGATATTCCCTAAATTAGAGAACGGGGTAGTACGTTCATTTGAAATGATAATACCATTGATGACACGTTCACCATATCCTTATGATTTTATCGGCGAGGATAGCACAGTATACTTTTGTGTTAAAGGGAACCGTTTTGAGAAAATGGGTAAAGTGATAAGCTTATATAATATTCAGGGGACCAAATTTACAGTCGTTGGATTTGGTGAGAGCGGTAGAACGTACTGGAATATCTATCCTGGAGATTCAGATAGTGAAGGATATTTAGACGATGCGCAGATATCTAATTAACGATTTATTAATTTTAAAATTTAACAATTATGATACAGAAAAAATCATTAAAAGATGCGATACAGAATTCGGAGATTATATCAGTTGTGGGAG